AAGAAAAATTTACCACAGAATGCTACAGGCGATACATACTTAGACACCATAAAAGAAAGATTACTAACTCAAAATAAAACTATTGATAGTATAGACGATCTAGAGGAAATAACAGAATGCAAATTAACCCCAAAAGTAATTAAGTTTTGGGGGGCTGGGTATGAACATAGTGTTTATTCTACATTACAAGGCTACTATGATGAATTGCTGAAATTGTGTGAAGGAAAGCCGGATGTAAAAAAACAAAAAATGATGAAAAATCTTTGCCTTCTTGAATATCAGATGAGCGTAAATATTCAGGCTGGAAAAGATATTGGGACACTATCAAACTCATATAAAGCAATGTTTGAAGCAGCCGAATTAAAGAATAATGATGCCGATACCTCCAATGATTCTTTTGGAAAATGGATTATGGCTATTGAAAAATATTCTCCAGCAGAATATTACCAAGACAAGAAAAAATACCATGACTTCTTTGGTATTGCAGAATATATTGAAAGATTCATGTTCAGGCCGCTAAAAAATCTTGTATTAGGTACAAAAGAAAAAGAAAAAGAATATTGGATAAATGATGAAAGTGAATCGAAGGATGGTGATTGATAATGGACGAATATCAAAAAAAAGTCTATAGAAAATTTCCATCCAGTTCATGGTTGTCAAACAAATTTAATTATGAACGAATAGTTGATTGGATTACTTTCTATCGAAGAAATATTCCGGTATTTGTTGAACATTATTTGGGAATTTCTCTACATTGGTATCAAATCATATGGCTATATCTTCTCAACTCCTTTATCAGTGTTGTTATAATTGCTGGTCGAGCTTCTGCTAAATCTTTTGTAATTGCAATATTTTCTTGTGCTAAATGTATTCTTTACCCAAATACAAAAGTTGTTGTGGCTTCCGGATCAAAAAAACAAGCATCTTTAATTGTAAAAGAAAAAATACAAAAAGAGTTGATACCAAAGTCAGAAAATCTTAGGCGTGAAATAAAGACCATAAAAACAAACGCTAATGATATTGAGGTAATTTTTCACAATGGGAGTTCTATCGTTGTGGTTGTTGCTGGTGAGGGGGCATTAGGATATCGATCAACCGTTTTGATCTTCGAAGAATTCAAACGAATAAGTAAGCATGTTGTAGACAAAGTTCTTAAGCCTTTTCAAATGACAAGGCCTGCCGAATTTCGTACAAATGAAGAGCCAGAAAAATATGGAATAAAATATAAAGAGAATAAAGAGTTTTCGGAGGAAGCGGTAAACATATACATAAGTTCTGCTGCCCCTACAAGCCATTGGATGGGAAAATTGTTAAAAGATACAGTGAAAAGCAAATATAAGGATAACAAATCTGTAATGCTCGCAACTGATTATTCTATAGCATTAAAGCATGAAATAAAGTCTATTGCCAATTTAACAGAGGCCAAACTCACAACAGATCCTATTACTTGGCGTGAAGAATATGAAAATGAAATGCTTCGAGAAGGTGCCAGTGCTTATTTTAAATATGACCTATTAAGCAAGAATCAAAATAATAAGAAAGCATTTTATCCTAGACTTAATGAAGATGTTAAAAATAAAAAGAAAAATCCCTATGACATCCCGAAACAACAAGGAGAAGTTAGAATTTTAGCCTGTGATATGGCATTTATCGAAAGAGCAAATAAAAATGATAATTCTTGTTTTACTTGTATAAGAGCATTACCAGAAAGTGTTCAATACTCGTCTGCGGCTATTGATGGGAATATTGTTGAAATTAAAAATGGATATCGCAGAGTTCTTCCTTACATAGAAACAAGTCCCGGTTGTGATGTTGATAAGCAAGCCATTAGGATAAAACAGTTGTACTATGATTTTAATGCTGACTATATAGTTTTAGATACTAGAAATGGCGGTCTTATGGTATACGATAGATTGGCAAAAATTTTATATGATGAGGATAGAGATTGTGAATATCCCGCATGGAAATGTATAAATGATGAAGACATTGCCAATAGAGTAAATGTATCTGGATCGATTGAAAATCTATATGCAATCAATGCCAGCGCGAAATTGAATAACGACATAGCGGTTTCGTTAAGAGGTATTTTAGATACAAAAATGTGTGATTTGCTAATAAATGTAGATGAAGCTCAGGATATTTTACAGAAAAATATTCCTGAATATGCTAACGCTTTGGATGGCGCAACAATGGCTTTTTATGAAAGACCATATATTGAAACACAAGCTCTAATAAACGAAATGATGGAACTTGAATATACCAGAAACGAGCAAACTGGAATTATTACTTTATATGAGACTGGTTCGAATACAAAGGATAGGTATGTAAGTTTGGCTTATGGCAGTTATTATATAAGTATTTTGGAAAAAGACTTGATGTCAGATAGTAGTTATTATGACTATTGCTGCATCTGCAACTAAAGAAAGGAGATGGAAATGCCAGAAGAAATAAAGAAAAAGCGTGGTAGACCTCGCAAAAATCCAGTGGTAGAGACTAATGATTCATATCCCTCTCCTACTGATATTGAAAAGACAAATGAATTTAACAGCTATACTGACACAATATTGTTTAATTCTATTTTTAAATGCGGAGTATATGACTATTTCTCAAAGGATGAAATTGATGCCGTCTTAAGAAATCCTATAGCAAATCACGAAACTGCCATACGCCTGTCTGAGTTTGTCTACGGCAAAAGTGGTATTGTTAGCAATTCTATAGATTATATGGTTGCTCTAATGACATTAGATAGAATTGTTGTCTCTAAAGACAATAAACCAAGATCTAAAACACTAAAGGAATTAATGAATTCTACACTGAGTAATATAGATGATAAATCGTTTTTGCGAGACGCACTTTTTACGGAAATGTTAGATGGAATCGCTTTCTATTATTTTGAAACCACTGAGAGAAGTACCGATAAAACAAAATTTCTTTCAGATTATGAAGTGGAAAATATCATTGAAATTAACGAATTAGGTATAAATGCATCAATCATCACCCTACCATGGAAATATACAAAGATTATTGGCAAAAAAAACAATCGTTTTGTATTGGCTTTTAATTTAAGATATTTTGAGGATTATACAGGCGAGGACTTGACTAGAAAATTAAGAAAATATCCTAAAGAAATAGTAGATGGTTATCATGCCAGAAAAGTATCTAGTAATGGAGATTGGCTGGTTCTTGACAATAACAAGACAATGTGCCGAAAAATAAAATGTAAAAACGCCGAAGCATGGGGAAGAAGTTTAATTATCGCTGCTTTATCAGATGTCCTTTATAAAGACTATTTTATTGACACAAAACGTAACGTTTTGGATGAAATAAATAATAAGATAATATATGAAACATTTCCCGGAGGGAAGGACAAGGGCTCTTGTGCTCTCACGGCCAAACAGCAGCAGGATCAGCATGACAAGATAAAACAAGCCGTCATTAATAAAAATAATCGTAGTGGTACGAGCTTCTTTAGTGTGGCTGCTGGAACTAAATTAGACAAAATGGATGTTGGTGTTGATATCTTTGATCAGAAAAATGAGTCTGATTTAAATAGTCAAATCGCTTTGGATTTAGGTATATGTGCATCGTTGATCGGGGCAATGAGTACAGGTACATTTGCTGGCGGTCAGCAGAACTTGGAAATGATTACATCCCAAATTTATACTTGGGTGTGTGAGTGGAAAAACGAATTGGTTCATGTAATAAATAAAAATATTATTAAAGATAATAAGAATATGATTGATATTTATTATTTCCCAACTTCTTTTGTTAATAGAAAACAATTCTTTGAGATGATGAAAACGCTATACACATCTGCCAGTGGTTCTTTAACTTTTCTTATTGCAGCAAGTGGCGTTGATCCAGATACATATTTATCAGTTATGGATTATGAAATTGATGAAGGGTATTTTGAGAAATATTTACCGCATCAAACAAGTTCAACTATTTCAAAAAATGATACTGTTGGCGGCAGACCTGGGATTGACAGTCCAACCAACGAAAATACGATTGCAAGCAAGACCAATAATGGGAATAGCATTCCTAGTCCAAGTGACAGTAAGTAAATATTAGTAATCAGAGAGTGAATAAAGCACTCTCTTTTTATATACCAAAAGGAGGATAAAAACAATGAATAGAATCCTCGAAATCTCTAAAAAGGCAGCAAGAGGGGGCCGTGTTCCTATAAAAATAGCACTCCTTAAGATTCATGAAGATTCAAAGGAGACAAATCTGAACGGTATTCACTGGGATGAAACGCATGTTTTAAATGCTATAGAAAGTGCAAAAATGATACCTATTTGTGCAGAATTTTGTGATGAAACCAAGAGTGCTCCATTAGGACATGGATTGACTGGTGAAGAACTGACATCGGATGGCATCAAGGAACCAGTATTTGAAAATAGCGAAATAGTAGGGGCAATTGAAAGTGCAGAAATTGAGACAGTAAGCATTAACGATGTTGATACTAAGGTGTTAACTGGAAAAGGTTTTTTGTACAATCAACGATATCCGAAGTTTGTTAAATGGGTCAGAAAAAACTTTGCATTGGGGAATGTAGATACATCTGTAGAAATAATGGGATTGGATTTTAATGATAACAAAATTAAATATTTAGAAGAAAAACCGACAGATATATTTAGAACACCAACAGAATTTCTTTTTTCTGGAACAGCTATTTTATCACTGAAACCCTCAGATTCTAATGCTGTTGTTTTGGAGGTAGCTCAAAAACTTAACAAGGAGGAAATAATAAAAATGGATGAAAAAGAGTTAAAAACATTGATTCAAAACACTATCTCTGAGTGTAATGATAAAACCAATGATTTTACTACCAAAATTGAAGATCTTAATTCACAGTTGGCAGAAAAAGACAACACCATTTCTGAATTAAACGCGAATGTTGAACAAGTGCAAAAAGCGCTGGATGATCTAAAGAAGGAACACGAAACCTATTGGGCTGAAAGAGACGCTCTGGAAAAAGAATTGGGCACATTGAGGGCGCAAGCAAGAATTGGCGAATTGAATACTGCTCTTGCGAAGTCCGAATTTACAGAGGAAGAACAGAAGTATGCTGAATCTGAAATTAATGCTTTTAAGGAAAATCCGCTTGAAGGAAGTGTAGAAGCAATTACTGCAAAGATTTACTCGTGCATTGGACAGGCATCTAAAAAAGCATTGGAAGATGCAAAAGTTGCAGAACAGAATGCAGCAAACAAAAATGATATTATTGATATTTTTTCGGAAGTAAACAGTAGCGATACTGATCCGGAAGATACAAATATTTTCTAAATTTAAGGAGGAAAATTATAATGGTAAGATTTGACAAGATTTCCGTTACCGAAAAGCGTTATCCGTTTGTTAAGGCAACCGCAGATGGAGAATATATGAATGGAACATTTGGCACCATTACCGATGGTGTATTTAAAGCAAGTGCTACTGGCTTTTATGTAATCATGCATGTAGAAAAGGGCGATGATGCAAAATCGGCTGATTACACTGTAAAAAAGGGTGAACAGATTCGCGTTGCGGATCTTTCTAAGGTAGATGGGGAGATTTTAAACATCACTTCTGAACAGCTGCCAGCTGGCATTAAGGAAAAGGATAAGGCGGTTTCTAAGGCCGATGGTACTCTGACTGTTCCCGGTACTGCCCCCACTGCTAAGTACCTTGAAGTTACTGAAGTTACTCGTTTTGGTGTTAATGCCAAAGTCGTTGTAGCTTAAATTTTTGGATGGAGGAAATATAAATGAATTATTCTTTTGAATTAAATAATGCTAGAAGAGATGAAACATTTGCTACCGGAAAGGTAAATGCACAGTCTCCTATTGTTGAGATTTTTTCTGCTATGGTAAATGGCGAAGAGGTCGGTAAATTTGGTAAGAAGTCCGATGTAGCTGTTAATTATATTAAAGGTCTGGGCGCAAAGGCTACCAATGGTGATCAGTCCGCAATGTCTGAACTTAATGAAATTAGAAAGTTTGTTATCCAGCCTAGACTTTTGCAAGAGATCAAATTACTGGGGCTGTTTGGCTCGTATACTCCACTTGCATGGGGTGATACTGCATATCTAGAAACAATTACGTATGAAAATGTAAAGGCTGATATTCAAGCAGAGGGACAGGATGTTTCTACGGCTTTCGCCCGAAAGGTAAAAACTCCACTGGCCCCTATTACGATTTCTGGTGGTCACAAAGCAGATTATAGAGAATTGGCACTTGGGGATATGGCAACTGAAAATACCCTGATGAATGAAGTTCGGCAGGAAATCAGGAATAAGGCTGTGCTGTATATTTTGGAAACGGTGTTTAAAGCGATTGAAGCTGCCGATGGTGTAAAATACTTTTATGAAAATGCTGGTTTAGCAAAAGCAAGTGTTGATAGTTTGTTAACCAATATTAGACGCTATGGAAAGCCAAATGTAAACGGGGATTATGCTATTCTTGCACAATTTTTACCATGGATTGGTTATGCTGGTACAATCGGCTCGAATGCTATTGCTGGCGTATCTCAGAAGTTGCTGGATGAGATTGCTGATACTGGACTCATTGGTACATATAATGGCGCAGTATTGTCTGAAATTCCGAATGGTTATAACTTCAATAAGTTGACTTCTGATGGTAAGAATTATGATACGCTGCTTCCTGCCGGACTAGCTTTCGTAACTCCTACCGCACCTGTTGGTGGTGTTTCACCAATTCAGACGTTCTCCATTGGTGGACTTACATCTTTCAGTGGTAACTCTGTTTCTACTGGTGAAGTGTTTAACAGATTTGATTTAAGCATTGCTGCTGGTGTTGCTCAGACTGACGCTGTGGGAATTATCCACGATTCAAATCTTGATTCCCTGTAATCAAAATAATTAGCTATTAAGAGGGTGGTAATTCTGCTACCCTCTTTTAGATTGGAATTAATTAAATGGATAATAATTATTTCTATTGCTACTCAACCAGAATGAACTTTTTCTTAATGGCCCTAAAGTTTAGATACATTTCTTCTGGTATCAATAAGAATACAAATAAGAAATATTGGATGTATAGTAAATCATCAGAGTTAGATTCTGCCATTGAATTATACGGCTCTGTAAAACACAACTTTAATTGAAATATGTAAAATTAGTCGAAAGGAATTTCAAAATGATCGAAATTAACATGGACGAAAAAGTAACAGTCTTAAATCTTGCGCCTTGGAATGTTGCATTCCCGAATGCTATTGGTCGGGGTGATACAAGTTTTCCACCTTCAGCAAGAGTTAGGGTTAAAAGGGAGGAACTTGTAGACCAGATTAGTGCAGGTAATAAACTGCTTGCAGGTTTTGATTCTTATGGTTCTCATGCAACTCTTTATATTGAAGATGCCGACACTAGAAAATATCTTGAGTTTGACTCAGAGGATGGCAAGAGAACCCAGAATGTTATATGTAAAGAAAAAATAACAAAGTGGTTTGAAATAAAAACTAAGGCATCATTTGAAAAAACTATAAAGCAAAATGTAATTACTAGAGCAGAAAAACAGTTTTTATTAAAAACCATTAAAGATTTGAAATTGGATTCTTACGAGAAGATTGAATTTTGTAAAGAATATTGCAAGTTTTCTTTGAGGGGAGTCTAGGAAGGATAGACTATGGCAAATACAATTGCTCAAGAAGTATATGATTCTTTTGAATCAACATTCTCAGATAAAAAGGAAATTTATGAGTCGTTAGAACTTCAATGGTTGAAGGCAGCAATCGGTAGATATAATATGGAAATTGCCATAGACGAACCATTGAAATTTGACCCAGAACTTTTAACTTTTAGTGAAGAGCTTGATCAGTATGTTATTGATACATTGGGGCAAATGATTAGACAACTGTACCAAGAGAGAGAATATTCAAGAGTCACTAAAATAGCTTCTATTGTTGGCAAAGAGCTATCTGTTAATGGCACAAACGGGTTACAAAAATATTCAAAAGATGAATTGGCATACCATGAATCTAAAACATCGGATATGATCGAAAATCAAAAGCCTACAGCATTAATATAAAGGGGGTAGCGAATGAAAGAATGGTATTTATCTACACCTCAACCTAATATTTGCAGTGGCTACGAATCAGATGTAATATCTGAGTATGCTCAATCTAATTTTACTGATGTGTTAGAAACAGATTTTTCAGATACTGTCATTTTATATAACAGCGACTTATCAGAATCTAAAAAGGTACAATGTATAATACAAAATAACACAGCCAACACACAGATAAAATCTTTAGAAAGAACTATACTATTCCCAATTGGAACATCCGTCGCTGGTCTATATGTCTATTTTGATGGTGCCTACTGGCTTTTAACTGGGTATCCAGGGAACAACAAGGTATACGAAAAAATAACTGCAAACCTATGTGAATTCAAGTTAAGATGGCAAAATTCAGACGGGAAAATTATTGAGAGATGGGTCTATTCTGTAGATTTTACAAAGTATTCTAGCGGTACAATTGGCAATAAAATAATCACTGTTGGAGACAATCAATATGGAATACTCATTCCTATAGATTCGGAGTCTAAAAAACTTGATAGAGATATGCGGTTTACTATTGATTTTGATGATGCTTTAATCCCCGATACATACAAGTTAAGTAATCGCAAGGTGTTTTTGAATAATTACCAGAGTTCGAAAAAAGGTGGAACACTAATTTTAACATTATCATTTGATTTTTTTAATTCGAGTACAGATAAACACATCTTATTGGATAGCGGTGAAGAAGTTTGGATAGCCGATTACATAGAGCCTTCTACTCTTCCATCCCGCTCCGATGAAAGCAACGATTCATTTACTGAAATTTCGTGTAAATCTCCGGTAGTTAAAATAGGAGCGCTGCCTAGTAGATTTTATGCTATTTTTAGAGATGAAAATGGCAACGAAGTAGAAGGGGTAGATTCTGTGTGGAGCATTGAATCAGATTTTGATGACAAGCTTATATCTGCAATAGATAACTCGTGTATTATGATAAGTGTTAATGATAGAAATCTTGTAGATGAAAAATTTAAGCTTACATTATCAGATTCGGATGGCGTGTTTAAACCGTTTGAGTTAATTGTTTCAATTGAAACAATATTTTAAAGGAGGGGGTCATGTATGCCAAATAGTTCAATAATTTCCTCTTTAAAGGATGTAGTTATAGAATCTATGGTTAAAAACGAGGCTCTATTTTATGCAATAGATAGTCCAACAATAAAAGATTTTAAAAATTCATCAGAATTGGCCTATACCCATATTTTCCCCTATGACCAAAACCCCGAAACGATTAAAGATGCCACAACCATCATTACAATAGAGGTTGATATTTTAGAATCTTATGGCAAATCTCAAGAATGGGTTAAACCCACTCTCATAATAAAAATTATATCAAATGAAAAGCGTATGAAGGTATCAAATATTCCAAAAGTCACAGCCAATAGAAATGATTATATATCTCAGTTGATAGACAATATGCTTAATGGGCGTATGGACTTAGGATACGGCCCTCTTACATTATTCAGGAATATTGGTGAATCTTTTATGAAGGGATATTTGTATAGGACTATGATTTTTAAGACCCAAGATTTTAATGATTCGTTGTGTGGTAAGTAGTATGAACTATAACGACGATTTGAGAATATTCCGTGGGGGAGATTTTATAGTAAATGACCACATAAAAATACACCAGCCCACGCTTGGTGAAATATGTGACTTTGGGGAACGAAAGTATTTTTCATTAGTCCACAACATTACAGCCACTCCAACTGATTGTAAATACCAATTATCACAGAGCGGCCTGGACTGGAATGTGGTCGATGACTTCGAATTATTTATAATGATTTATCGAAGCCCTGATTTTGAAGACACCCGTATACTGTTTGGAGATTTAAATTTTCAAGATTATGTACTTGCAAAAAATAGCCAAAACGAAGAAATCTGTTTGCTCAACGAGAATACTGGTAGCATTATTGACAAGTCAATCTACGAAATAATAGCGGATTATATTCGACGCGCCCATTATATTAGCAAGAATGTTGAAAGAGCAATGACGGAGACAACAAAAGAGGTGCTATTGGAAGAGGCAAAAGAAATATTTGAAATGACTCAAGATAAAAAGTACAAATCATATTTAGTTCCGTTGATATCTACCTTACTAAATATGCCCGGTTTTAATTATAATCATTCAAGCGTGTGGGACGTAAAGATTAATGCATTTATGGATTCTGTTGGACGGATGCAAAAAATCAAGAATGTTGATCTTCTTTTACAGGGTGGATACTCTGGGGGAATAGATCTTAAAAAAGTAAACAAAAAAGAACTAAACTACTTTTCCGAGCTCGTCTAGGAAAGTTTTTTTATTATAAGGAGGATTTTAACTATGTCATTTGATTTAAACAATTTCGTAATTGATCGTGTACGTAGAGGTACAATGTTCAGCGATACAACCGGAGAAGTTCTGTGGTCAATTACTCAGGTGAAGGACGCATCTCTTAAAATGAGTGGTGAAACCGTAGATGCGACGGATGCAATTGGTTCTATTATCACACAGTTTGACCGCGCAAAGAATGCGGAATTTACCGGCAGCAATGCTCTGTGGGATCTTGGACTGTCTGCAGCTCAGTTTGGTAGCAAGAAAGAGGTTGCCAGTACTGGTAATACGATAGTGGTGCCAGCATATGAGCAGTTAGTGGTAAGTGGTGGAAAGGTCATTCTTTCTAAGAT